AATTAAACCAGAATTTATATTGAACTTGGGTGATGAGGCAGATGCCCATGCCCTATCTTTTCATGACACAGATAGTGATCTTATGTCGGCTGGTGATGAGCTTATTGCTACTAAAAAAAAATTACATGAATTAGAAAAAATATTTCCAAAGATGACATTGCTGCATTCTAATCACTCATCATTAATATACAGAAGAGCATTGAAACATGGAATGCCTAGAGCTTACTTAAAACATTACAATGAATTTTTAGAAATTGGACCAGGATGGCAATGGGTAGATGATATTAATTTTAAAGTATCAGATGGATCTGAAGTATTTGCTACGCATGGTATCTCAGCAGATGGATTAAAACTTGCTATGCAATACGGAAAGAATATTGTTCAAGGTCACTTCCATTCTAAATTTAACATTCAGTATTTTTCTAATCCAGATAATTTAATATGGTCCATGAGTTGTGGATGCCTCACGAAACAGTCCAGCCTTGCCTTTCAATATGCCCGTAATTTTCGTATGAGATTTGTTATTGGTACTGGAGCTATCATTGATGGTCATCCAAAATTATTTGCAATGCAGATGGACAAGCATGGAAGATGGACCGGTAAGATTGTGTAATGGCTAAACAAAAGTTTACTCATTTTATACCAAGAGAGAAACCAAAGAAGAGGGGACCAGGAGCTCACAAGAAAAGTAAAAATAAAGATGAGAAAAGAATGTCTAAAAAATCAAGATACAAAGGGCAAGGTCGAGTATGATTGATAGACTTATTTATAAATTCTTTTCCTGGATAGATGATTGTTTTAAAAAAGTAGATGATGTTTTAACATTTGATTGGCCCAACTGTAAGAAAAGAAAAAAGAAAAAATGAAATCAGTTACTATCGATAACCAAAAATATTTTTTCTTAAAATTAACTTGGGTTGATATTGTAGGTCTGAGTACACTCGAAGGTGATACAGAATTTAACAAACTTAAATGTGCTACAATAATTACTGAGGCATATCTCTATGATGTCTTTGAAGAGAACGGAAAAGAATATGTCCGAACCTTCTCATCCTACTCTTTAGATCCAGATCCAGGCTATGGAGACAGAAATGTATATCCATTAGAAGTCTTTGATAAACAGTCTCAAAAGGCCATCAGAGAGGCCCATAGAGCTATGTTAAAGGGTTAATCCGATACATCTGTCATCAAATAATTAAAGTCTCTGTATGAGCTTTATATTGGATTTAAACGGAAAGTGTTTTATTTGTTCTCTAAGCTGGTGTTTTTTCTATAGGAACTTCATTACAAAAGTAATTTAGGTACAGTTTTTTTTCAGAAAATTCTTTTGAATATTTTTGATTGAGCTCTATTGTTATATTGGCACCACCAATGGCACACTCTGACCAACTCTTATACTCAACTGGATAGAGCATAGTATTATTACATAACCCAGTTATAGCTGAGCAGAGTGTATATGCCAAAATGAACTTCATTAATTACCAGTAGTATTCTCTTCTGGTTTTTTTAGCAACTCTATTTCTATTTTTTCTTTGTGTTTTTCAATCCAGTATTCCTCATATGGTCTGATATTAATTGTAGCTGTCTTATGCATAACTTCTAAATCAATATCATCTGCTGAATAAAACTTCTGATGAGGATGACCTTCACTATCGTGTTGATCAAATGTAATTACAACTACATCATTCTCCCCATCAAATGCCTTAATCAATTCTTTTACAAACCATTTACTAAAACGAGATTTATAAACCTTAGCCATCTTTCAATACCTCAATTCCTCTTGGTCTAGCTGGATGCACTTTGATGTAACCATCTCTCTCAAGCAGCCTTAACATTCTATGCACATTACTGTGAACACACTTCTTATGTTTAGCTATCTCTCTTAGAGTTGGTGGTACTCTATGTTTTTTTATATGATCAGTTATGAAATCAAAGATCTCAAGTTGTTTCTTAGTCAGCATTAGTGTCATTTGATATACCTCCTAATTTCTTTTTTTCATCAACGATATAATGCATAAGCATATCCCATTGACCTTTATCTAGATCCATTAACTTTTCGAATGCTGCTTTGTTTTCTTTTTCTAAAGCAATTAAGTCATGGACTTTTTCTGCATCAGTCATCTCTTTATTCTGAAGAGTTTGTTTTACAGAAGTTTTGATACTGTTAACCCAGACTGTCATCTTTCTTTTTTGATCAGCCATAACTTTTTCGTTATGAGTATTTGAGTTACCATCATCATCTTCACTTGGTAATCCGTAGATTGCCTGGAGTGAATATCTTTTTGCATAAGTAATAGCAGATCCAAGGGCCTGGCTATCATCGTATCTATTATTCTTTGGAACCACCGGGTACCTTGAAGTTATAACTGTATCACTATCTTTATGCATTAGACTGGTCCTTACATACATTGTAGGAACTACAGCTCCCTCTAGTACATCCTTCTCAAAGTCTATGCATTGAGTAAATGCCAATCCATACTTAGCACCTTCATTCGCAGCAGCTATTACATCTTCTAGTGATGCGTAGTTAGATTTAAAGAATGGATTTTTACTAGATTTAATTGCTGCGTTAGCCTCACTCTGAAATTGTGAGAGAGCATCAACAACTGATTTAGTGTTGGGTTGGTTCGTCATCGTCATCTTCTCCTTCGTCTGTTTCTTCTCTTCTTGTTGTATCATTTTTTATGTCCTCCTTTATGACATTGATTGTTAATACTTTGTTTTGTAATTGCATGAACTCAAATGCTGTTTGGCCCATGACTTCAATGATCTCTTCCAGGAACTGCTGCTCAATATCAAAACCAGTTTTCTGTAAAATTTTTTCTCGCAACATTTTAGCTGTGAGTTTACGAGCTGTGATATAAGCATTGAACCATTGGAAATCATCTTGCATCCTTTATACTAAACCTCCTCATGACAATAGGATCAGCACCAGGTACTTCTACCATCTTGGTTTTTTTTCTACTCATAGTCTTATGATTAATTATAAAACCATTAAAAGAAACTACCTCATGATCCTTCATGATAGATTTTATAGCCTTAGATGCCTCATCTTTATTTTCTTTAGCATCCTTATAAGTTTTATCTGCGTTGATATATTCCTCAATCAATTCAGATAACATATTGTTACCATCCATATTTACTGGATCTAGATTTCCATTACCTTTGTAGATCTTGGATGCCTCTTCAGTAGTCTCTGGTGGATACCAATAGTCTTTACCTTCTAAGATCCCATCAAATCTATTCCAGAAATCTGTAGCTGCATTAATGATGTCATTACACATCTCAGTATTTCTTTGATAAACAAACCATTGCAACTCCCATCCTTTAACTAATCTAACTAGGATGCCCCAGGTAGATCCAGTACAAAGCATCTGCTGTTGTAATTGATAAATGTTTAATGGGTATACGGGATCATCGGCAGATCCAGAGTAATTCTTGATTTCAACTGGACCACTATCTGAAAGAACCATTGTTGATTTGTTGTGATCAGTCAATTCAATCTTACCACTTTTAATAGTTAAAAGATTATCTAAAGAACTGCCGAGTTTCCCATTGTCTAATGAGTACAAGTTGGCCTTCTCCGGAACAGAGATTTTAAATTTGGCCTTCTGATCGATTGCTATGGATTGTAACTCATCGACAAACATTTTAGTTATGACTGGTTCCAATGCTTGTCCAGCCTTAACCTTTGGATTGTTAGCTAAGTCATTCTTAGCCTCCTTCCCTTGATACTCATTTAGAGCATCTTCCAAAACCTCGTTAGGAGTTTTGAAACCTTTTATGCCAGGGATCAAAGATCCAACTGTACTGGCACCTAATTCTTTTCTTTTGTAAGAAGTTTTTCTACCACTATCTTTCATATTAAAATCCTCCTGGTACATAATAATAATAACAACTGTCGACCATGACACAGCCAACTACTACTGCTGCTATCAAAGCTGCAAGACAAAATAAAAATGCAATCATCTCTACAACACCTATTAAGATTTCTTTAATACTCATTTTGTAAACACATTGTTTATCTTCTGTGTTCACTTTAGTCATGAACTGTTGCTTGAATACATGAACAATACTAGACCACATATTATACCTCCACTCTTTCTAGGACATTTTTAACTGTTGTAGGGTACCAAACTTTGTCCTGGTAAGTTTTAACACCACGATCATTCAAGGCATTAGCTAAACCAGACAATGTACTGATGCCCGTAGCTCTAATGCCAGAAATAATTTCTGAAATATTTTTTGCGTACTGATTTGCATTAGCCTTAGAAGTTTCATGACCTCTAACTCTAACTACATCTAAGTTAGTACGATTGCCTAACAATTTACCTTCTGCTTTTAATCTTGTTAATGCAGCCTTGGTACGATTTGAAATATTAATTCTTTCAAGTCTATTGATTGCAACATGGAACCCAGCGATTGCATCATCTAAGTTCGGAGTATCCAATACATCAACTTGAATGTTAGTAGTCTCTAAGAACTGACCAACTTCGTATGTACGACCAAGTCTTGATAATGAATAAACAACTAATGGACATCTTAACTTCTTAGCTGTTCTAATTGCATCTTGTAGAACTGGTCTGTTCTGAAACTTCTTAGCACCAGAAACACCTGGCTCCTCGAACCAGGTGATTGATGCATCGTTGTATTTTTTTTCGATAGCAAACTTTTGATTATTAACTTCTTGCTTGTCTGTACTAACTCTAACTAAGGCTACGATATTAAGCATATATTTCTCCTTCTACTTTGTCTAATATATCTTGGAATGTTAATTCTGAAGGCTGGTTTTCATTTATAAAAAACCAACCATCTTCAACTGCTCTCTCTACAACTTGGTCAGATGTAAAACCATTATTTGATAAATATCTAAATGTGCTCGTATCAGTAACGCAACGCAGATCTGGAACCCACTTGTCAGTTGCTTTGAGTTTATTTTTTGTAAACCAAAATAAAAATGATTTGTTCATTACGCAGCCTCCTTAACTTTAGTAACTCTTGGTAAAACTTTTTCTTGTAACTCTGGATTAGAGAACTCACGATCATCATCAGAAGTTTCGAATGGTACATACCAAACATCAGCTCCAGCATCGATTGTTTTTTGAGTTACATCATCACCACCAACTAATCTTTTAGTTAATTTAATTTTGTAACAAACATAATACTTGTCATCGCATTGACCTTTATCAACAACGATACCTTGAATGTAACTTTCTTTTTCTCCGTATCTTGCAAAGTCGTATGCTTTGATTGTGTCACCGATGTTAGCTGTGTTTTCGTATTTAAGTGTCTTAGTCATTGTATTTCCTTTCATTGTTATTGTTCTCATATTGTACACCTACTAATATAGATATTTCTGATATATTTGCAAGATATATTTTAACAAGGAGAAAACATGGCTAAAACTAAGCAATTAACACCCTTCTACATGAAGATCTC